ATGAATGGGATCAAACCCACCAGTCACCAAACTTACCTTGTCAAAAAACATTAGACTACGTAACCAAACTGCTCTCTTGCGATTTTTTTATAAGGTCCGCCAGGATTATCAGCACGAATATCCTTAATGCGAACAAGTTTTTGATAAAGAGAAGTATCGCCACCAAGACGCAAAGCGTTAATGATGGTTCCTAATTCTTTGTCGTCGATGGGCAGTTCCATAATAGCACTAAATGAAGAAAGATTCAAGGGTAACAGTTTTCTCTAGTGACCATCCAATAGCATCTAGAATGGCACGAACGGGTTCAACAAACGACTTACTAAATTGAAGATCGTAGTCAATGTATTTTTCCAGTCCCAATTCCACAGGGAACTCATTGATGAATGAGATTACATTCTCGTGAATTGGATTGGGTTTTTTTAAATAGCAGAACTTAATCTTCTCGCCGTTGTTGATGGCATTATATTTATTCTCCAATCCATGCTTTTTGATATAGTGATTGAAAAGCAAAGCACCTCTAGCATGAATAGGAGTTCCTTTGTTGTAGATTGATAGAGTGCTCTTATATTTGTTTACATCAGACACTGAACGTGGGAACGAAATCAACTGTGGTGGCAACTTCTTAAAGTCAACCTTTGCTCGTTCTACAAAGTCAATCACATCATCTTCAGTTTGAGTCATGATGACCTTGAGCACATCTTTAATAAGTTTACGACAAGGTGCTGGTGTAGAGGATTTGACTGCCTCAATACCCATCATTTTGAGTTGTGGTTCTTTAAAACGAACTCCTTCAATGTCCCAAGCGTTGAGAATGTATCTCTTCTTAGCAGTCCAGATGCCACGTTCAGCGATTGTCTCACGCTTCATGAACATCTTCTGCTCGTAAGCATTTACGTATGTCGCGAGGTCTTCATAAGAACCAGAAATATACTTTTCAAGTTCCACCTCACAGATCTTATCAAGGAACCCAACAACGCCTTCAGTAGTTTTCTCTCTGCCTTGGAATACCTTGTCAACAAGAGGACCCAGATTGAGATAGATAGAATCAGTATCAGAAGCAACAACATAATCAACCTCGTTAGTTTTTAAAACTTTGTTAATGTACCGGTTCATCCGGTTTTCGATCCACCGTATACTGAACTGACCCCCGAGAGTAATTGCTTCAGCATTCTCCAACTTATAATAACGAAAATAGTTATTGCCAATAGCACCATAAGCACTGTTGAGTTGGATTTTCTTTGCCATCTGGATGTTATTACATCTGGCAATCTCTTTCTCAAGTGTCTTGGAAGGGTTCTTCTCATAATCTTTTTTCGCTTGGATCATCTTCTTCTTAAAGATGACACGCTCCTTATAGATTTTATCCATCAGAACCGGTAAGAAACCACGTTCTTTAGTTGTGAACATGGCACCGTTAGGACAGACAGTTACATCTTTGAGATCAGATAAATCAACCTCTTCTGCCAGAAGGCGATCAACGGTGACTGTTGGGTGTCGTTCATCCAGCAACGTCTCAGGCGAAATGTTGTACTGCATGATGAGGTGCGGGTATAGTGAGTTGAGGTCAAAAGATACAACCCAGTCATAAACACCCGGAACTGGTTCTTTAACGTAGGCACCAGCATACTTCTCATTCTTGACTTCCTCCTGTTTGGGTGGGATAGCGATGTTTCGCTTCTTCAGATCATTATAGATGATCATGTCCCACATGCGGACCTGATAGAAGACATCGTTAAAGTTTACCTTGGCATCATAAGCCATGGTTATCGCTAGTTCAACGAGCTTCATCTTCTCTTCCAAGGCGTCCACCAGTTTAACGTCTTGGATGTTGTACTCTACAAATTTCTGCCAGTTCTTTGTGTAGAAATCTTTGAAGGTATCGTACTCAGAGTGGTCTAGTTTCTTCTGCCCAAGCTCCACCTCTCCAATATAGTCAAGCCGGTAGGACTCCTGTGCTTTGTAGGTAAACTTCTTATACAGATCCAGGTAATCAAGAACAGTAATCCCACCGATATCGTAAACCGTATGAGGTCTCCCGTGGAGGAATATCTCTTCATTAGTTACAAGTCCCCAAGGTGAAAGTGATTTGACTCTTTTGTCGCCTAGCAGTCTGGTAATACGTTTAGCAAGGTATGGAATGTCATACATTTGACAGTTCCAACCAGTGACAACCTCAGGAGGATTTTTCTCCCAGTATGCCATAAACATATTTACCAGTTCAAACTCATCTTTACATTCTACATAATGAACATTTGAATCATTATTTTCAAATGGTCCTACACCAAAAGTGATGATGCGTTTGGTAGCGAAGTTCTCCAGTGTAATACAAAGAAGTTCTTCATCACACTTCTCTACTGATGGAAACCCACGCTCTGACTGAACCTCAATGTCAATCGTGACGATATGCATCTTGCGGATATCAAATTTGATCTCCTCTTCAGGATACTTCTCAGAAATATACTGGTAGATGTATCTACGATTTCCATAGATGGGAAAGTTCTCAATCGATTCATGCTTTTTAATGAACTCACGACAGTCTCGTACAGTTCCGGGTTGAATAGATTGGAGATGCTTTCCTTCTAGAGTTTTGTATTTTGTTTTTTTCTTACTTGGAACGAATAGCGTTGGTTGAAATGATTCACGAGAAGTGAAAGACTCACCGTTCTCATAACCGCGAACGAGAAAATCGTTCCCGACCATTTGAACGTTAGTATAATAACGCATTACTTAGTCAGTTCGATGTATTTTTCCTTAAGGGTAGCGATGGGTTCGCAAAGAGTTAGAATTTTATCCGATGAGATCATCACATCATTCTCTTGAGTAAGATCCATCAACCATGGTGACAGTGTATTCTGACTGCCAACTAGCATTGGTTTTACCAACTTACAATCTGGTTCTCCAATGTCAGCACCGACCTCTTCAATCTGACTCACCAGGCATGGTCCGGTAGTCAGAACAATAAGTTTAACAATCATAGGGACAGGCTCTTGGACTTCAATTCTACCAGAGCCTTGCGTACCTTGTCAATGTATCCACTGTTACGCAGTTCTTTGTAAACCATGTTGTCATACCCATACTCCCCATACTTGTCCAAAGATTCATTGCGGATAGCGTTGAGTCTTTTGAGCAGTGCTTTCATACCAGAAGCATTGTCGCCTCTGATCATGGTTTCAATTTTGCGTTTGTAATTATTTGCCTTCTTCTCAATCTCAGATTCGTCAGGTTCCTCGTCAATCTGCTTTGGTTCTTGAATCCACTTCTTCTTTAGAACGCTGTATACGCCCTGACTCTTCCTACGCTTCTTACCAGGTTGCTCAACGTATGGTTCTACCTCAGCGCCGTAGACCTTGACATCGTGTGTCAACAACCATAACATTTTTTTATCGCTATAGTAGTCATCCATCAATTCCGGATCACAATCCGGCACGTACTTGGGATCTACTACCAAGTGGACATCAATGTCCGAGTGTTTTGTGTAATTATAACCAGCATTTCCTCCAAGCATGAGGATATCTTTGATTGCCGCCTCTGGAAGATCAACGTAGTCAGCAAATGCTTTGCCAAACTTCATCAATGCCTCACGTACTTCCCCACGCAGTGAGTTATCTTTCCAGAAGACGGTATTCAAATTGTCACGAAATTTCAACGTCAGAGACTCTTTAAGATCTGACGCTGAAATATGTCTTAGGACACGACTATACACAGATCACTATCGTTTTCTGTATTTATTCACCGCCGAGGAAGTACTTAGGTTTCTTTTCCTCAGGAATAATCTCGTCAAAATTGATGGTTAAGATACCATCCTCTACGTTAGCGTCTCTGACCACCCAATGATCCGGTAACTTCCATGTACGTTTGAAAGGTCTTTGGGCAATACCCTGATGTACGTACTCCGGTACGTTTTGAATCTCTGTAGTATCAACACCACTGGAATTGATATTAAGCATGCCCTCTTTTACAAAGACCTTGATACTACTCTTATGGTATCCGGCAACTGCCATCTCCATAAAATACTTTCCATCGCGTTTGGCAATATTATATGGTGGAAAGTTTGGTTGTTTGACTGACTCCAAATAAGCGGCAGTCTCTGGTACACTAAGAGTGTACGAATTTGCTGTGTTAAACATGACCTCTAATGAGCATCGTGGATGTCCCCTGTTTGGGCGACATAGATAATTATACAAGTAACAACTTTTTTATGTATGGGGGAATCCGAAATAAAATGGACGGATATCCAGATAGATTTAACAGATAAGTGTAATGCTGCTTGTCTTTTTTGTTCTAGAAATCAAGAAGGTACGGTTATCAGTACCGATTTAACAGTAGAAGATATCAAAAAGATAACAAATTCAGATGTAAAATCAATAGAAATGTGTGGTAATTATGGTGATGCTACTGCAAACAGACATTTGTTTAATATTCTAGATCACCTCGTAGAAAACAATATAGACATCAAACTTTTTACCAATGGTTCAGCACACAAACCATCGTATTGGGAAGAATTGGCAAAAAGAATAGGTGATAATGCCGTTTTATTTGCTCTTGATGGCGCTGATAAAAAAACTTATGAATATTATAGAGTCAAATGTATATGGGAAAAGACTTTAGAGAACGCTAGAGCATTTATAGATGCCGGTGGGTGGGCAGTTTGGTCCATGGTGCAGTTCAGTTGGAATGAAAACCAATTAGAGACCGCTATGAACATGGCAAAAGACATGGGCTTCTTACATTTTCACACAATTTACTCAAATAGAAACGTAGCACATGGTGTTGGAACCCATATGATAGGTAAACAGTTCTTCAGTAAGGTAGAACCACTATGTGTTGATAGAAAAAGACTTTTTATTACAGCAAGAGGTAATGTTTTTCCCTGTTGTTGGATGGCATCCGAGTATGAGAACATTCAAACAGTGCCCAATATAAAAGATTATGGTTCTCTGGATGAATTACTACAGTCTAAAGAGTGGAAAATATACTGGAGTGGTGTAAAAACTTGGAAAGATCCACTATGCAGAAAAAAATGCGGACAAAAAAAGCGTGACTACAAAGTAATCACGCCATTTTCAGATAAGTTGTATGAGCAACCAACTGGTTCTCATATTCAAAAGATTACGAAGATTCGGTAGTCTTCTTCTTTCCAATATTATATTTCGTTTCTAGGATCCATTCCCCCTTCTCTCGGTAGGCAATGACCTTAATCTGGTTTAGTGGGGCAATATCTGTAATGAGTTCAGCATTTACAACACCAATCAGACCCCAGTCTGCTAGCAATTGTACGATACGATTGCGACGTTGAATATCATTCATGCTAAGGTTTGCTCGCTTACCGTCAAGAGCGAACAGTTCCTTGAAGTGAACGATGTAATACTTACCTTGCTTGTGTAGGATGTGGCAGGATTGATAGAGTTTTTTCTCTTTCCTACTCGCTACGCCAATACGTGTAAGTGTTTCTCTGACCTTTAGAAAATCGTCTGGTTCCGCTAGGGATACCTCAATCATCTTGTCAGGTGACCAGTTATATTCTGGTTCCTGGATCACGCTCATCTGATTCCTCCAGTGTCAAGTCTCTTTCTGATGTATGTAATTTGATCTTCAGTCAGAATAGAAAGAACTTGCTTCGCCTTTTCATTACTATAACCATAGTATTTCTTGACTAGTTCAAGGTTCTCCATCTCTTCCTTTCTAATCCAGGGAGAGAATCTTTTCTTGGATCTCAGAGTATTTAGTAAAAAATCATACTGTAACTTTTTATCAAGATGATGATTGATATTCATCTCGTTAGAAAACATCACAGCATCAAGGTGACCAGACAAGCATCTGTTAATAATATATGGAAGATACTTAGATTCAGAATCTGGCATCTCGTCAATAATATTAACCTTAGATTGGTTGATACTGTTCAACCAGTCTTTTAATTCAGGCATCTACCAGACCTTCTTTCTTCAATTTGTCATAGTTATAACAACCATCAAACTTCAATTTGATTTTAGGACCGTTGTCATAGTTGAACAACAATAGTTCCTTTCTCTCTTGCTGATCTTTAGTATAAGAACCTGTGGATCTCATGGTATACGTATGATCAAACTCACTGACATTCCACCCCTCAAAACGTTCTTTGATTAGAGCAGATGAGTTGTAGGATATAAGTTGTGGTCCAACGTAGCGATCACACTCGGTGGCAAATCCATCATGACTAAAGGTATTATGCATGTTACCCTTACGACCATACAAATGACTTGCGATTTCGTATGGTGGGTCAAGGTATGTGAACACATCCTTTCTGTCAGTTAGGAGATTTTCATAACTAAGATTTGTAATCTTCCAATCTTTAATCAGTTCCGAGTATCCTGGAAGTTTCTCAATGCCTCGTACTGAGAAGTTGGAGTCAGACGCTTGCCCGCTAAAGGATGAGGACTCAGTGAGACCAGAAAAAGAGCACTTGTTAAGAATGTAGAAACTGATAGCACGAGCCTTAGCATCAGTCCTTCGGGTGTCTTGGCTAAGATACTCTTTAGACTCTTGGAAAAGATATTTTGCTTTGTCTGGGTCTGGGTGCTTTTGTTTGAGTTTGAGTAGTTCATTTGAGATTTCATCACCATGATCCTGTAGTTGCTGCCAGAAGGTCACCAGAGGTTCGTAAAAGTCATTGACCCACACTTTAACGTCTGGGTGGGTCTTCGTCACGTACAGCGCCACAGAACCGCCTCCTAGGAAGGGTTCGCGGTACTCTTTGAAGTTTTTGGGAAAGAAAGGAGAGATCTTAGTAATTGCTCTACTCTTACCACCAGGATAGCGAAGAGGTGTCTTGAGTGACTTCATCAAAGGATCTCTTGAAGGTTATCTAAAATCTGAGCAGAGGTCATAGACTTCTCTGTAGGTTTAATATTCTCCGCGAGCATTGTATACTCACCCGGTTGGAGTTTAAACTTAGCAGTAGGAGAAGAAGGTGTGAAGTAAATACGCTTCTCAATACTCTCCCAGTCAGTAATAGCAATACTCATGGACAAAGTGTCCACAAGAATCATGTAATCAAATGTCTTATCAACTACTTTATTCTCGCCACGGAAGTTCTTCAAGTCCACAGCAGACGTGCTGCCATTCTTATTGAACATTTTAAGTTTGCCTTTCATCTCATAGGCATGGTCATCAGACTCAAAGTCCATTCCGTCCTTGTAATCACCAACATAACGCAACTGACCATCACTCCACTTAGCAAAGGACTTCTCCTGTAACCAGGTGCGAATGGTTTTAAAAGCATTCGACTTCATTTGAGTCGTATTAGTTGCTGCTACGCATCCAAAAAACTCTTCAAGGTTGATGCGTTCAATGTCAATCATAATGTAGAAGTACTTTAATTTGTTTGAAAGTGCTTGATGAGTCGCTCAACTTGCTTTCTGTCAGTGCCGCAAGGAGCGTTTCTCAGGCACAGTATAACACAGTCTCTGTCAGAAATCAGTGGTTTCTGTGTCCATACAATTTTTTCACTCATCGTTTAGACCTTAAGACATAAGTTCCAGAAAATTCCTCAACACACATATGTTCAGGTTCTAATGGCCATTCAGAGTCTTTTTTATTCTCATAACTTTTTTTGTAGTTCATCAAAAGTTCAGAAACTTCAATAGCACTAATACCTTCATGAATTATAT